AACCCTGCAAACTTCTTAGCCATAATTACTTATTCCCTAACTGCATCCATACTGCACCAGCTATGAATGTTATAATTGCGATTGTTGTTACCTTTACAAATGTAGTCCAGATACCTTTACGTGTATCACGCCACACCTCTAATAGGTCTCGCATTTCGTTGATGTCTTTGGCTGCACTGTCATCGTGCAAACCTATAGCTGACAAAGCCTGCTTAGCTCCACGTCTTGCAGCCCTGTCTAGCATAGCTTCTAGCTCGTCTGGTGTCAAGTTTATAGATGTCATTATACTTCTTCTTCCCATTTACCATCAGGGCAGGCTGCAAAGGGTATGGCTGTTTTAGCTGGCATAAAGCACTTGCAAAGACCACACGTCTTAATCCCACTTAGATGATCACAATTATTACAGATAACCATTCTCTTCTTAGACATCTCTAGGATACGTGTGGGATGGTACTTGTAGTGCGTTACGATTACTTCTTCGCCATCTGGGTCAGTAACGGTTTCTGTCTCAACTAAAGCTTCATCCTTAGACCGATCCATAAATTGTTCCGTTATCTGTAAGTGAAGCATATGTGCCTGAGATAGCTGCCCCACCTGCACCACCCCCATCAGCACCAGCTAATCCCCAGCCGCCGCCACTAATGGTTTGGTTCTGAGTAGCAGACAGAATAGAACCACCTTGGCCTCCTGGGTTAGGCGCACCAACACCCGTAAGTCCTGCAGAGTACGACTGAGGTGGACACCCGTAGGGGTTAGTCAATGTACCAGTACCTGTACAGCTACCCCCGAAACCAGTGCCAGACCCAGCATATGCTCCCTGCTGACCGCCTGCCGCACGTGTGTTAGAAGCATTTGTCGCAGTACAACTAATGGTGCCTGACATTACGCCGCCCTCTGAGCATCCGTAGGGTGAAACAAAAGCACTTAAAAACTTAGAGAAGGTGTAGAAACCACCAGCAGCACCAGCTTGACCTGGCAGAGATTGACCAGCACCGCCACCGCCTTGAGAACCACCGCCCCCGCCACCACCGCCTGCAATAAAGGCACCAGAGTTATTGGTGATGTCTACTGTGTCAGATGTTGTAATGTTTAAGGCAGTCCCACCTGCACCACCGCCCCCGCCACCACCGACACCCGTAATGTTACCGCTGTTTATAAGGCTAACACCGCTAGGGAAACTGCCTGCCAAACTAGCACCGTAATACAGAGTTACGCCTGCATTAACATTAGCAATCAGACGTGTAGCTTCATCCCAACCAGCGGCAATAGCTAGTGCTCGTATGTCAGCGTTTGCAGTATCGCTGGTGATGTTAAAGGCAAACTGGTTGTCAGCACCGTAGAAGTCACTGATGTCTATAGCACCAGACGTAGGAATACCTGTTGCACCTGGTGGAACGTAAGCACCATTACGGTAATACTCAGAGAGGCTGATAGGGTTAGCCCCACCAAACTCTGATTGTATGTTAGATAAGGCTATTGCGCCTGAGGTTTGTAGTGCCATTAAACTGTTCCGTAAGCTGTTACATCACCTGTTACGACTAAGTTACCTGAGGCGTCTAGTTTCATCTTGTTTGTACCGCCAGTAGCGAAGTACAGTACACCAGCACTCTCAGTCACAGTCCAGTCACCTAAGTCTAAAGTAGTAGTTATGCTTACGTCAGAAGTACCATCAAAAGAAACAGAACCTGTTACATCTCCTGCGAGACTTATAGTACGGGCAGTTTCTAGTGCTGTAGCTGTAGCGGCATTACCAGAGGTATTCTGATTACCTGCTGTATTTACACCTGGTAAGTTAATGTTAGAAGAGCCGTTGAAGGATACCCCACCGATAGTACGGGCTGTTTGTAGTGTAGTGGCTGTACTGGCATTACCTGATAAAGCACCCTCAAAAGTACCAGCTACAAATGTCTCACTGCCTACAGTCCACTTATCGTCTGCTTCGTTCCACACAAGTGTTTTGTTAGTAGCTGTACCGCGCTCAATCTCAATGCCACCATTCTGTGTAGGTGTACCTGTCTCATTAGAGTTGAGAACAATCTGGTTATCTGCAAGATTGAGTGTCTCAGTGTTTACGGTGGTAGTAGTGCCGTTTACTGTTAGGTTGCCATTAACTACAGTGTTGTTAAACGTAACATTAGATGTAGTACCTACAGCCTGACCTATAGCTACAACACCATCTGTAATGCTTACGCCTGTACCACCACTAAAGTGAGCACGTGTTTCAGCAGCACTAGGGCCAGTGTATGTAATAGCGCCAGCAGAGTAAGTTAAGCTACCGTCACCACCAGCGTCAGTGACACTAATAGCAGCCTTAGCTGCTGCAGTAGCACGTGCATCTGTGTAGTATAGGTTAGTTGTGCCCTCTGCTACAGTGTCTGTATTACCTTGTGTAAAACTAATAACGCCTGTACCTGAGTTGTAGCTAAGGCTACCCGTAGCTGACACAGAAGATCTAGCACGATCAGTAGTAAAGTACTGGTTAGTTGAGCCTTCACTGATGTCATCTGTGTCATGGTTAGATACGTCAGATACTGTACCTGTTACATTACCCGTGACGTTACCTGTTACATTACCTGTGATGTTACCCGTGACACCATTTGTAGCTGTTATAATACCTGTAACACCAAGAGTACCACCTACTGTAGCATTCGCTGATACAGTTAAGGCATCTGTGTCTACAGTGCCATCAAACCAAGCATTCTTATATTGTACAGAGGCTGTACCTAAGTCCAGAGTGTTAGTAGTCTTAGGCGTAAGAGCTGTACCTGAAACGATAAGATCTTGCGCTGGGCCTACCTTAGTGATAGGCGCACCTTCACCTGCAGTACCGTCATGAGCGTGACCAGTAGATGCGTTAAACCCTGCCTCAATGGCATTGTACTCAGCATCAAAGTCATCCGCATCAATAACGTTACCGTTAGCAATGTTGTTTGCTGTATCCTGACGTGTATAACCTGCCATGTTTTAGTCCTTACTGTCTATCGTTCTGTCTAAACTCTAGCAGGGCTGTGTCTAGAGTGAATGTAGGGTTTGTAGAATTGTCTTCAATACGGATAGCTATAGTCTTACCTGAGCCAATAATATTTGTGTTGTAGATCTTGTCTAACTGACCGCCGTATGTAGATGTGTTAAACACAGAGTTAGATTCCCCAAATATGAATACAGATGTACCCGTACTTTCTACGCTCTGTGTAGCGGGTTGTATAACACCTGTGTTTGTAGATGAACCAAAGTCATACTTAACGTTAAGATCCAGAGACATACTGCCAGTAGGTTCTGCATATAATGTCATCTTGTAGAATGACTTACGCATCTGAGGATCAGACAGAGGCATATAGGGTGACTCGTAGATAGCCTCAATAGGTAGCCCATCAAAGCTTGATCCTGTATCTAACTCATACACGTATCCATCTGTATTAGCAAAAGCAATAGTCTCAGCTGTATCTGTGTATCTACTGTCTGCTACAAAAGCTTTTATCCCCTTAGTTGTAGACCAGCTAATACCAGATGCACCCTGTGACACAAACTTAGTAGCTATTAAGCCTTTAGCTGCTTCATGTTGTTCTGACTCAATGTAAGCAAAGATACGATACTGAGCTTTCTCTCGCATAAGTACAGAACAGAAGTTAGGCGTACTGCCAAGGAACGTGGTAGCATCCTTAGCGATAGGATCAGAAGCAATATCCAAACCAAAGTCACCAATACGATCCGTAGCACTCAGCAAGCGGATACCATCAGGAGCAAGGTACATAATGTCACCACCAACTTCCTGAATAGTGTCACCATTAACACAACCAATACGGTCTGTAATAGGTGATACCTGAAAGTCTGCTGCGGTGTTACCTGTTATGCGTTTAATGCTGTCAGTAGTAAATACTATGAGCTGGTCACGGAAGACAGCTAGACCTGTTATCTCATTAGCTACGTTGATAGATCCAGCGCCATTAGCTGCACTAAAGTCATCTACAGTAAAGGGTGCAGTAAAGTATAGGTTGTTACCCTTAGCGTAGAATGCTGTATCCTTAAACACTGCTACATTCTCTGCACCTAGTACGTCTGTGCTGCCTGTAATAGCTGTGAGAGTATTGCCTGATGTGTTGTACGTAGCAGGGTAGTTATTACTATCTACAAAGATAACTTTATCGTCACCGTCTAGGTTATATAGAACATGCTTAGCCTTACCACCAAGCAAAGGTCTTGCACCCATGGATGTCCACGTAGTACCTGTGCCGTAGTAGTACTCTGTTACGTTAGAACCGTTCTGTCTAGCTACAACAATACGCCCAGAGCTTATTACTTTAAGCGCTAGTATAGGGCCAGACCCAGGTACAGCTGTAGTGCTGAACTTCTCAAAACCTTTGATCTTAGAGTAGCCACCCTCTTTGCTAGACTCAAAGTTCTGCAAGATAGTAGCAGAACCCACAGCATTACTACCCTGTTGTAGAGGGCTAAGGTTAGAGATGAGACCACCTCTAAACTCAATAGGGAATGTCTGCCACTGTGTAGCCATTAGTAATATACTCTCGTGTCTCGCAGGTATTCAGTGCGATTAATATGTAAGCTACGTAATTGTTTAATGCCTTGCTCAAACTTTTGTAGTGCTAATTGTGCTGCCTGCATGTCACCACGGAACTGATAAACGTAATACATAGCGCCATCAACGATGGTATAACGGTATTGCTCAGGGAGTGTAGGTACATCTGTAGAAAGCTCTAGATCGTAGCCTGTACGGAAGTACTCATACACTACTTCATACTCTTTATCGGGAGTAGGGTAAAAGATCAACTCTCTACTAGGTGTACGTACAACATGCGTTGGTGTATTTCTTATGCTTGTGGTAGAGTTATACTCAGTATCTGCATACTTGTCAAGCCATTCTTCGTATGTTAGTACTTTTAGTTTGACTGTACTAACATTAAGATCATCATCACGCTTGATGCGGAAGGTGTTCATGTTAATAGTTTTACTATCATAAGGCATACTATAACGTACTTCACCAGGAAGAAGTACTTCTGTTTCTTCTACATGGTTCCAAGGCCACTCAAACTCTTCCTGATTGACATGGCGAATAGCTGCGTTAACAGCATCCTTAGCAAAACTGTAGTAGCCTGTAGCTGCAGGGAAGTTAGCACTCGTAAGTTCTACTTCATTAAGGCGGCGGTTAATATCGTTAACTAGGCTAATGTAGTCGTATGCCATTCTTACTTCTCCTTGACACGCAGAAATACGCTGCGCTCATACTGTAATCCGCCTATTGTGGTTATCTTACACGTAATTCTGTAACGTTTATTATTTGTACCTAAACTCAAGCGAATAGTAGCCACAGTTGTAGTGTTAGTAGCCTGTACAAATTGTAGCCCATCTACAAAATCTGTATTGTTCACTTCTGTTTTAACACCTACTGCGTCATCAATATACCAAGTAACGCCAGAAACAGCATCACCACTCAAGAAACGAGACCAGTCTATGCTGTAATCAAGTAACTCATCTTTATCTTTATCAGGCCACTTATATGACATAGGCTATCCTTTAGGCTGCAATATTTACTGTTCTGCTTGCTGAGAATACAGCGTCTATAACTATTGTTCTGTTATCTTCTGCTATATGTACAACGTGATTTAAGGGTTGAGGATTGGTGTATAACGTCCTGTCTCTACTGTAAGCATCTGCCTCAAAGGGGAAGTTGATAGCAATAACTGTAACAGCTGATACCGCAGTTGTACCTACTACGTCTTCTAGTCGCTCTACTACATTTACTATTACAGGGTTGATTGTAGCAGTTGCTACTACAGAAAGCAAGGACTCTGATACGTCAATCTCAAAAGAGTCTAGGCTGGTAGGTTCCACAGTACCCTGTGCTGAAACACCGACTATGGACTGTAAGGAGTCAGCGTGTGGTATGATAGCAGTAACACTACCTGTAGCAGAAGCGCTATCTAGAAGCTCTGAGATATGTGTAGTTAAACTACCTGCAAAACCCGTAGCCGATACAGAAAGAAGGTTCTCACTAATATCAATCTCAAAGCCACCTGCACTAACAGGCTCTAAAGCAGTTGAACCTGATACTGAAGCAAGTGTATGATTACCTTTAGCATCATACCCTACAGTAGCTACACTTCCTGTAGCGGATACACTGGAGAGTAGTTCAGAGAGGTTAACCTGTACTGTACCAACAGATACTGTAGCACCAACAGAGTTTGTGACCTCATCAGGGTTTAGTGTTAGATTACCTACCGTACCTGTAGCTGATACAGACGCTAGTAGTTCAGATACATTAACAGTTGTAGCTGTTATGCTACCCGTAGATAGTACAGACGCCAGAGCTACAACAGCAGATATACCAGCCTGAGATGCAGCTAAAGGTGTTGTAGCTAGTGGGGTAAAGCCAAACATACTGTATTACTCTCTACGTATTAGGGTTTAGTAGGCCATGTAATGTCAGCGGGGAAGCCAGATTGCTGTGGTACATCCCTAAGTAAAGAACGATAAGCAGCCCATGCAGCTTGATCTACAGGAGCATCAGCAACCTGTGTCCAGTCTGAGGAAGCCAGGAGTTCATCACGTTTATACCGTGCCACTAAAGCAGGGTCTTCTGGTTCCGGCTCCGGTTCTTGCTCCTGTGCCGGGATGTCCTCTACAGCCCATGCAGAGCCATCCCAACGTGCCAACTGTTCGTCTGTTGTTGAAGGTGGTGCAGTCTCTACGCAACCCGCTGGGATGAGCAAATTGCTTTCATCCATAGGGTCTTGGTCTGCTGTTGTGATGCCTACGAAGACACCATCAATGTCGGTTTGATATACGTTCATATCTGTGTCTCCTTAGTATTTGATGCAAGCAAGTAGTGCTCTGTTGCGTGGGCGGTTCTCAGAGGAATTTGAAGTTGCACCCGTATAGTCTGTGGTGATTGTGAATGGAAAAGCACCGCCATTTGCTTGAACATATCCGTAAGTAAAACCACCCGAATAGTTTCCTCCCCCACGGAAAGTGTGGGCGTGACTTTCCATCTGGTCAGCCTGATACGAACCAAAGCTACGACCACTATCAACACCACGACCGTCATCCCAGCCACGCAAGAACTCCCCACGAAGATCAGGCACGTTAAACGACCCACCAGAGCCACCGAATGTGTAGCCGATAGCTGAGAAGAGGGATGAATATGTGCTTGTACTTAGTGATGCACCGTTGGCTTTAACATAACCAGACGGGGCAGAGGAACCTGCGTGGTAAATAACGGAACCCGGAGGGCCAGAACCCGCAGGACCAGTAGCACCTGTTGGTCCTTGCGGTCCAGTAGCACCAGTAGCACCTGTAGAACCTGTAGCCCCTTGTGGCCCTTGCGGCCCTTGTGGCCCTTGTGATCCTGTAGAACCCTGTGGTCCTTGTGGTCCTTGTGGTCCTGTAGCACCAGTAGCACCAGTAGCACCCGCAGCACCAGTAGCACCCGTAGCACCTGTTGGTCCCTGAAGTGCAGCATTAGCGATTGTATGTTTTTCCCATACTCCAGAAGAAACATCGTATACCGGAATTAAATCAGTAGATATGGCATCTGAGCCAGTAGTAAATCCTGTTAAAGCCGCGCCAACATTTGCTGTATCCGTTACGTCAGCACTGGCTTCAATACCGTCTAGCTTTGCACCATCCGCTGATACGTCACGACCATCAAAAGTCTGACCAGCGGCAAATGTAAGAGTGCCTGTAAGCGTATCGCCAGACTTAGAAACTTTAGAAGCAATATTAGTAGCTGTAGTAGTAGCAAAGTTTGGATCGTCACCAAGCGCAGCAGCTAACTCATTAAGCGTATCAAGCGTACCTGGTGCAGAATCAACAATATTAGCTACAGCTGTATCGGCGTAGCTAGTGTAGTAAGAACCGTGTTGACCATCTAGAGTATCTGCATCTACGTTTAACGCATCAATGTCAGCCTTTGTTTGATCTGCAGTGGCACCTGTTTCAATACCTGCTAACTTGCTTTGCTCTGCATCACTAAACTCGTT